TTGCTTTTTCAACATAATTATCTTGGAAGGGATCCAAAGATAAATTGTTAAAAGTTTCTAAAATGTTTTTCTGGGTTGCCGTATCATTACCCTGTCTAACAATAAGTGAAAATGTTCCTGATCCAGTATTTACACCTGAAATTTCCCATCTTACATTATCAACTGAACCTGAATCTAAAGTACCATTAGCACTATCTGCTGCTTGGTAATTGTTCATTATTGCTCCTTCACTTATAGTTTCTAGTTGGAAAGATTCAGAAGTGGCGGTATTTAAAATACCCGAGTTACCTGAACCAGCTGTACTACCTGAAGTAAAAGCTGAACTGAAGCTTCCGTGTGTTACTCTTGTTACTAGTAATGAAGTTCCACCTTGTCTAAAATAATTATTTGCTGCTACGTTAGTTAAGTATCCATAATCAATTGAACCACTTTCTGCTGCACCACCAAAAATATTGATGTATGAGCTATAGGAAGTTACTAGAGTAGGAACTCTAACTGGTCCTTTTACGGTAGGACCTATAACTGCAGCACCAAATTCCGCTGGGGCATTTTGAATAAATGATTGATCATTTTCTCTTGCTAATACACCTGGAGATATTAATGTTTCTGCCATCTTCTTATATTAATTTTTAAAAATCTTGTTTTATTATAAATATGAGAAACTTATTCAAAAATTTAATCTATTGAAATTATTTCTCCTTTTTCTAGATCTATTTGTCCACTGCCGTATTTTTTTTCTAACTCAGCAGCAGTTTTCGTTTGATCTTCTTCTAATTTATTAAACCCATTTAAAATGGATTCTTTTTGTTTTTGCAACCTATGAATTTGAAGATCTATTGTACCTAAAGAAACTATTGTTTCATTATTTAATGTTCTAAATTCTTTTAAAGTTTGCAACTCTTCGGACGATAACTTTTTATTACTCATAATGTTTTGTGATAAATATAATCTTTGTTATTAAAATTAACTTCTTTTTCTACCATCTGTGGTAGGATTTCTTAAATTATCAATATCTTGTAAATTTGCTACAGTTTCACTTTTTATTGTTACTTTAGCTTTAGAGTTATATTTTTTTAATGCATTTAATTCCTTTTGTATTGTATCGGGAATAATATAACCTCTTAATCTAATACCAAAAGTACCCTTAACTAATCTATCTTGATTTAAAACTAATTCAGTTGCAGTATTAAATGAATCAATAAAAGCTCTAAATTTAAACCTTTCAGGATTGCCCCAATAAGCATCGGAAGCATATTCACACGCCTCAATAATTTTATTTAATTGGGACATATAATAAGTTTGAATTAAACATTCATATTCTAATGTAACATAATCAGGTTGTGCAACTGCATAAAAAGTTTCAACAGGTTTTCTATTATTAACTATACCAAATTTATCATAAAAATTATTTTTGCTAAATCCTTTTTGCCAAACACCATATAAATTAGGTGAATTAGCATCTAGTTTATTTGATACAGTTCTATCTTTAGTAATACTATCTCTTTTTATAACAATAATTGGCATCATTATTGCACCTGATTTATCTCTATAATAACCATCTCTTTGAAATGATTTCCATCTTTCTGGTGCACCATAAATTACTGGTACTTCTCTTCTTACTCCATTTTGTATTACAAAAGGTTTTATTACATTTTGAAAATAATAAAAAACTGCTTCATCAATATCCTGAATACCAACTGAGTATTGTTTAGTAGCATCATCTTTAAAACTTAATTGTTCTGATCTATTATGTATTATACCAGTTTCTTGTACATTAGCATTAAATTGATCACTTGCGTTATTAGGATTTTCCCTTTCACCTCTTCCTTCAATTCCCTTAAAGGTTCTTTGTTTAGAAAGGCTAATTTCTCTTTGTGTTTTTGGTATTGGTTTTCTTGGTTTAGCCATTAAAATCTTTCTTTATAAGGTGATATAGCAACTTTATCAGCTGGTATATAATAGGTAGAAACTAATACAGAAAGGTTATTACCATAATTTTCTAATCCTGGATTTAATGGATTAATATTATTAGGATAAGATGGATTTTTACCTCCCCAATATTGGTTTGCTACAGTACTTTGAACACCATAATATCTTTCTTGATATAAAATAATATCACCAACTCTAATTAAAATATCAGCATCTTTTAAATCATCTCTAAAGAAATAAAATTCTATAGGTTGACCAAATTGAATACCTTCGATATTTTCAGCATATTCTTCATTTGTTCTATTTATAAGAACATTAAAAATAAAGGGACCATCATAAAATTTTTCTGCATCTGCTTCACCGTATAAATTAACTTTTGTTTCTTCTAATTTAAATTGATAAACAGAACATTGTTGTGTAATGATATTACCCATCAATTCTCTGTTAAGTTTCCTTACCAGAGACATGTCCCTTTGTGTAGTAAACATTGCCATGTTATGCTATATATATTGTGTAAGGAACCTGTTGTAATTCAGTCATTTTTGCTTCCGCTTCAGATGCCCTACGATTTAACAAAGCCTGTCTTGATGTTTCATCAAAGTAATTTCTTAATCTTTCAATTAAAGCAGTTTTTTCTGCTGTTGCAGCTGAAATTAAATCACCTTGATTTAAATTTACTTCAGCATTTGGTATTGGTATACTTGCATATTTACCTCTTACATATCCTAACATTTCTTTAGCTAGTGCTAATGTATATTCAAATATCCACTGTCTACCTATTGAGTTAATATAATTATAATTTGGATTTGCATAAGGTGCATTTGAAACATTAGTAACACGACTAGGTGTGTTTTTAACAGAACTTTCAATTCGTTCAGATCTTATAATATAATCAAACCAAATTCTATGTAATCCTTCACCTGCACAAGCGCTATCAGAAAAATTAGGTATTGGAAATACTCTTAATTTATCTTTATGTATTTCGAATGAATAATTAGATCTTCTAACCATATCATTTAATTCAATTGCTTGAATTGTTTGAAGATCATAATTTAAAGGCATCATCAAGAAATTAATAGCAGGACTCATACCACCAAAACCAAATGAATCAAATAAATTTTGATAACCAAAACCAGTACCAGAATAAGGGTCATAATATCTTACAATTGCTGGGGCTGGTTGGTAATAAACTCTTTTTACTTCTATTCCAAACTCACCTGCTGATCCAGTAATATTACTTTGAGTCATAAAAGTTTGAAATGAATAATCTTGTACACTAGAAGTTAATACAAATGAACCTGAATACCAAGGAATATTTCCTCCTGATCCTGCTTCCGCACCATACATTTCTGTTAGTCTTACTATTGGTTCAAAACTAGGTGTTATTAATGATTGTGTTAAAACGGAACTAGTTGGTAAACCTTCTAATGATAATTGATTATCCCTTACTTTATAAGCATATAATTCATTACCATATATTGTAATTGCTTCCTCAAAAGCAGTATAAAAAGATCCTGATTGTAGTTCAACATCAACTAAAGGATAACCTAATCTATTAGCACAAAAAACAGCAACTTTATCAGCGTCTGTTTGAAAATCTGTTTGAGCATCATAAAATCCAAATGGTGTATCTCCAGAACCTGAAGCAAATGAACTTGAACCTGGCCAAATTGGTACATTCATACTAAATTATTTTGTTATAAATATTAAAAATGATTTTATTATTATAAATATAAAAAAAAGCCCAGTCAATGACTGGGCTAATTTTTGAAATATCTAGTTAAATACTAATTATAGTGTATTCAATCCAGCAACTTCGATAATACCGTAGAATTCTGGTCTAACCATTTTCTTCGCGTATCTTGTCATCACACCTTTTCTTGGAGTAAAGTTAGTTGGGTCATATACTAGTGGAGTCATGATTAACGGAATATATGGAGCAAATACTGCACCGCTTTCTAGGAATTGTGAACCTCTAAATCCTAATAAAATTACATTACTAGTCATGTATGGGTTCTTGTATACTTTATATCTTCCATTTAACTGGCCGACTTTCTGTACACCAAATGCATAGTTAGCTTTAGCTGCATCACCATCTGAATCAGCAGCAAATCCTGGAATACTTTCTAAGATTGTACCTACTGTTGGAGAACATACAAGGAAGTTAGCACCACCTCTTAATGTTTTCTGGTGAATAATATTACTCAATTTTTGGATTTTAGTTCCTAAAGTTTGGAACCACTGTCCTTGGCTATTGTAGAAACCTAAACTGATTTCTGTTCCATCTCCAGCAGTTGAACTAAATGCTTGGTTATTAACTGCAGACCATACTTCAGTACCAGCAGCTGCAGAAGTAATTAACATACTTAAGATTTCTAAGTCTATTTCTAATGAAATATACTCACTTAAGATAGAAGTTAATTCTGCCTCAGCATCTAAAGCGTGGTAAGCGTTAAGATCTTGAGCGAACTCAGGAGTCCAAACAGCTTTTAGCTTTTTAGTTTTAGCAACGATAGCAGATGATTTCATCTGTACGTTGATTTCTGGAATTGTCTGCTCTGGGCAGCAATAAGAACCAGTTTGGTTGTTGTTAGCGTTAGGTTTCGGGTTACCTGCTTCAAAATCACCTCTGTATTGATCAGTTGGTTGTAATGAAGAAGAAATCTGTAACGTCTGTGCTCCTGAAGGAATTTTAGACGCTGAAACCACAAATCTGATGTGCGCACCACCTTCGTATCTACTAAATGCAGATTCTTGAACTGGTGTGTTTACAGATGCAGTATAGACTTGGAATGATTTAACAGCTCTAGGATCAACAAATGGAATAGATGAAGTTTGTACAGAAACTAATCTGTATTCATCATTCACAGCTGAAGCTGAGAAGTTAGAATCAAAGTCTAAATCAGACCAAGAGGCAGTAAGTACAGTAGCAGATACAGTTGACGAAGTCATCTGTGTAGAATATGAAAATCTACCTGCACCGTATAAACCTCCTGAGTTTGTATTACCAAATGGGTTAAGAGCTAATGAACCATCACCGTATAGAGAATCTCCTGCAGTGAATGGAGCTTTAGTTGTACCATATTGGAAATCTAAATAAAATACAAGACCTGAAGGAAGATTCATTGGTTGTACAGAAACAAATTCTTTAGCAGCAATTTGTCCGAATACTTTTCTTACCAATGGTAAAGCTACTCCAGCCCACTGACCACCTACGTTAACAGCAGTTTGTGAACTAAATGTACCACTTGAAGCAGCACCTCCACCAGTTTGTGAAGACTCAACTACAAGTTGTTTAGCTTGGTTTTCTAAAATGATACCCATATTGTTTTTATTTGTACCATCTAGTCCCTCTAAAAGGCCTGTTTTTTCCCACTTACCAGCTAATTTAGCTGCATCAGACTGTAAAGACTGATATGGGTTAGCGCTTTCTAATAGAGAATTTAAACTCATTGTTTTAAATTTAATTGGTTAATAATAATTTTTAAATTAAACCAGCAAGCTTACGCATGCGGTCATACACAGCATTAGATTCAACTATTGGCTGTTTAACATTAGGTTGTCCACCTCCTATTATTTTAGAAGCTGTTCCTTTAAATCTATTTTCATTAACGATTGATTTATCAATTAAACCATCTTTTAATGTTTCATAAATTGTTTCCGCTTGTTTTACATCTTTAGCTTTGTCAAATGCTTTTAATACCTTAACTTTTTTACTTTCGGTTAAGTTTTTAGCTTTAAAGATTTTGTTAGTGTAAAGTAACTTTGCATTTAATAGATTAACTTCTTGAAGTTCTTCCTTAAGTTTATTAACTTCAGAAAGAGCATCTTCTAGTTCTTCTTTAAATCTCATTTTCTCAGTTTCTCGCTCTGGTTCAGATTCAGGTTTAAATTTACCTTTTTTTCTTTCATCATCACCTTTACGCATTACTGGGTTACTCATTTCATCTACTTCTTTTTTGTCATCTTTTTTAGGTTTCATTTCTTCGTCAATTTCTACGTCTACGTCAACGTCTTCAACGTCTTCGATTTCGACTTCGTCCTCAACAAATTCATCACCTGGTTCAATTTCACCAGCTGAAACCATATCTTTGATAACATCCTCAATGAATCCTTTAAGATCGTCTTCAGACATATCTTCAAGATCGATTTCTTCATCATCCATCTTGTCTTCCATGTCTTCTTTTTCGTCCTTCATACCATCCAAGTAGCCTTCTTCTTCAGCATCAGTTCTAGCATCTTCCTTAACGTCATCTTTGTCGTCTTTGTCTTTTGCTTCTTTAACGTCATCTTTGTCATCAGCTTTTTTAGCTTCATCCATTTTGTCGTCTTCTTTTTCTTCTGATACTTTCATTTTCTTAAGAGCGTTTTCGATATCGTCTTTAGCGTCATCGAATCCGTCCTTATAGCCTTCTTGTTCAGCGTCAGTACGTTTGTTTTCTTGTACTTCATCATCAAGTTCAGCAAGTAGTTCATCTAAATCAATTTCCTCATCTATTGCATCTTCTTCAACAGTAGATTTACCAGCCTTATGAGGTACTGGATTTACAGGTCCACCATCTTTGTCCATGTTATAGGAAGGAGAATTTTTTCTTCTGAAACTAACAGCGTCTTCCTCGTTCATTTCGTCCTTGTCTTTGTCTTTTTTCTCGTTCATTTTATCTTTGTCATCTTCTTCATACTTTTTAGAAGAACCGTACTCTTCGACTTTATCGTCTTCTTTGTCCATTTCTTCAAGTTTAGCAGATAGCATTGATTTTAAATGAGGAGTAAAAGCTTCTTCAAGAGCGAGTTTGGCGTTTGCAATTGCTACTTCTTTTACAGATTTAGCATCGGCAATAGCCTCTTTTAGCAAGTCTCTGTTTGTTGCCATAATCCCAAAATTTAAATTTGTGAAATACGATTATTAAGAATCGTAATAGAAAAGTTATACATTAGTTGACACCATATAAGAGATGGTGTATTACGATTATACGTATATGAATATTTATTAAAATTGCAGAAATTAGATAATTGGGCAATTTCCTTTTGAACACAGAATTTCGTGTATTATTCCGTTTACTTTTGTGTAGTCGTATGTAATTGTATTTTTACCTTCTTGTAATACACCCATAAATGAACCTGGGTTAGAAGGTGTTGAAACAAAATCCCAA